TAATTCTACCTTCAGCAGTTTCACTTTGAACATTGGTGTCAAATTGAATATAGTCTACACCACTAATGAACGAAGCACTTACTGTTGGGACATTTAAATCTCCGGTCATTGTATCGCCGGATAAATTTACATATCTTTGATCTAGAGAGGATAAATAATGGTGAATTTCTGTTCCATCTACTTGATCTATGTTACCTAAGTGTAGTTCTATTGATGATATGTCCCAATCTGATACTTGTATATCTTCTAAATTACCTGAAAGAATTAATATATTATTTGCAGATTCTCCGGTAATTGCTGGATTGAGTATTTTTGCAACATCAGGTTGAGGTATCCAAGTCGATCCATCCCATTTTAATACGTAGTTTGTAGTAGGTGGACCTGTGATTGACACATCAGACAAACCACTTAATGCTGCTGCGCCTCCCGTAGAATTTTGAGGAACCCATGCGTCAGTTTGCCAAGTTAATACTTGCCCATTTGTTGGTGTTGTAGGATAGTTTATATCTTTCAATGCACTTGCATTTGTAGCTGATAAAAGATTTACAGTTCTATCTCTAAGACCAGCTAAAGACCAATGGGCAGTCTGACTCTCATTTATTGGATTTACATAAATAGATCTCTGATAATGAGATACTAAAGTTTCATCTAAAAATTGTAAGTAGTTTAAAACTGAACCTGTTAATGGAAACTCACCAAAAACACCAGTTATAGTGTCAGACCCTATTACTTTTGTAGTAAAAGTAGTTGCAGTGACATCTGCCGCAGAAATGGTATTGAAAGCAAAGTCAGATCCGGTCCATTTTAAATAATTATTTGCAGTTTGAGCGGAAACACCACTTACAGATCCATTCGACCTACGGTAGTAAACAGTGTTTACAGGAGCATTAGCGACTTGTACATAATTACTTAGAGCAGGTAAATCAGTTATAGGTCTCCAATCAAGATTGCCAGCATTTACAGTTAATACTTCATCATTAGAGCCTTTGGTAAGCGATCCCGGGGTATTTGCTGCCTGTCCATAAAGTAATTGACCAGATTCAGTGAATACTGTTTTAGATATAAAATTTTGATTTATATTATTTACTACAGAACTAATCTGATTGGCACTTGATTGAATGTCAACAATAATTTGAGCGGCAGCAATTTCTGTGTTAATTGGAGAATTAACCCATTGATCAGGCTCTATGCTAGTGTCATATATTAGAACGTTTCTATTGACTGGAGAGGTTAATGTAACATCTGTTAGATCATTTAAAGTGGTTGCCCCTCCACCACCACCTCCTGTTCCTCCCGGACCCCATGAGTAGAATGGGACCCCTGCATCATTAGTAGATACGTTTAGATAACCACTAGTATTGACAGGTGGTAAGGTTATACCACTAACAACATTTGTGTCCTGCCTAAAATAAATTTCACCGACTGATGCTGCGCTAACGGAAACAGATCCTCCTGCGGCGGGTAAACCTACCCAATCAGCAGCAGAAATAGAGGAAACTACGAGATAGTTAGTTTCCTTGAGACCATTAGGCAGACCATCATCGTCATACCTTACAACAAGAGGAAATTGGTAAGGCATCGTCTATCACTTTTTTCCCTTACGAAGCATCTTAAAATCAATCTTATCTAACTTGCCATTTTTGTTTTTATCTAAACGATGTTGCTTACCCTTTAAATATTTATGGCTTGATTCCTCTTGTTTTTCCTCGTCTTCGTCTTCTTCCTCCTCACCTTCTTCTTCCTCTTCTTCATCTTTGTGGGAGTCGATATCGATGTGGACTTCATCATCATCGCTGTCGGAATCTGCATCATCATCAGAAGTATCAACATCAATGTTGACATCTCCATCTCCTTCTTCATCTTCTTCATTTTCTTCACCCATTTCGTGGTCTTCCATAGCTTCTTCTTCTGGAGTTTCCTCTCCTTCAAAAGCCTCCGCTTCATCACCACCTTGCATATCCTCCACTCCTAAATCATTTTTAAGAGTAGCAATCATATCTTCTAATTCTTTTAGATTGTTAAGAAGTTGGTCTTCTGGCATTTGATCGGATGGGGGCATCTCATCATCACTTCCTAAATCTTCTGGAGATGCTTCGCTTTCCATGCCTTCTTCGGAAGCCATTTCTTCTTGTGGCATATCATCCCCCATACCTTCTTCAGGCATTTCTTCTCCCATTTCCTCTTGAGGCAACTCACCTTCCATACCCTCTTCAGGCATTTCTTCTCCCATGCCTTCTTCTGGCATCTCTTCTTCTGGTTGAGCATCTATCTCTGCTCCATACTGATCATCGGACATTTGATCATCCTCTTGTCCCATGCCTTGAGTTAATCCTCCAATATCTGCTCCCATTAAGTCTGCGCTGCCCCCCTGACCACCAGACATGTTGCCTTGGATCATCTTTAGAACTGAACCAATCTTACCTAAATCATCTGCAACTTTATTAAAATCCAAATAATTTAATAAATTTGTTTCGTTTATAAATTTTGAGTATTGTGCTTTAGCAAAAACTTCATTTAAGAAATCAGCAACATCAATAGTTTCTACACCGTTCTTTTTCTTAAGAACCGATGCCATCTCTGACAACACTCTTCTTAGATTAGATCCTTTTGGAGAAAGTACAGAAAGTGCTTCAAATATTAAAGCTTCTGTGTTAGCTAAACTTGCAAAAGTAGGAGTTTCAGTTAAATTAGAAACGTTAATACCATACTTTTCGTTTAATAAATTAATTAAATAATTTTTTACTGGCTTTTTAGACTCATAAACTAAAGAAACAAATTTCTTTAGTTGTATGTCGCTGTAATCTTGTTCTAATAAATTTAAAACGGTTCTAAAGGTTTCTACTAATTGTTTCTTTGTTGTTAAAGCAAAGTAAGGAACCTGATGAATTACCTGAGCTAGGCTTTCATAAATCTTAGAAGAATCCTGCTCATATATCATCGCTGCTAAGTTAGCGACTAAATCATTGTTAGACCAAATTGTGTTAAAACTATCTTTTGATTCATTTAACTCTTTATTTATAAGTTCAATCTTAGTTAAATGCTCATAAAGATTTTGAGTTACTCTTCCGGGTATTCTGTAAAAGCCTTCATTTAAATTTTCATAATTTACTTTAGGTAAGTTAAAGCACTCAGAAATTGCTGTAGCTAGTTTTACTGCGCTTCTGATTTCAGATATACCAGAAATAACTTTTGAGTTCTTTTTTAAGAAAGATATTAAAGTATCTTTAACTTCTAATACTCTTTTAAACTCTTGAGAATTAGTTATCTTAGAATCCTTAAATCTTTTGCTTCTTTCCACTAACTTCTTTTTTGTGTTAGTGAATTGCAATCTAAGCTCCCACAATTTTAATATGTCATCAAAATTGTCTTCAGCGTTTATTAAATCACTTTCAATTATATTTGATAAAAATGTAGATACTCTTTTGTCAACCAACTGAGAGAATTTACTTTTTTCTTCAAATATAGAAGTATCCTCAACTTTTATGTTTTCTAAAACATAAGGTTTATTGGAATTGAATGTTCCTTTTATTACTTTATTATTTTCAGTAATAAAAGTTACTTCATTGCCATCTACAGAGAATACTTCAACATTTTCTCTTAATGATCTTCCGAGAAAATCTGCTAACTTTACTAAGTTAGTAAAATAACGGTTTCTATTTTCAAATACGTTGGTTAACATTAGTCACCTTAACTATCAAACTTATCTAGGGTTATTGATCTATCAATTTTTAGTAATTTTATTCTTATAACTTAATAGTGATTGCATTGCTTCCAAAGCTTTTGGTGAACATCCATTGTTTTCCATCAGCTTAAACAATCCACTTAAATCAGAAGATTCCTTAGCGGTTGTTGGAGGCACGTTCTCTGCGGGTTCTTGTCCTCCCGCCTCTCCGGGTCCGGGACCAGCCATAGGGGCTCCTGCGGGCATTGGAGGCATACCAGCAGCACCACCCATAGCCATGGGGTCTCCAGCAGATCCGGGTGGGGGCATACCAGTCTTTATACTAACTGCTATTGGGTCGTTTGCCTCATCTTCTAAGTTTTTCATAAGTTGTTCAATCTCAGAATCACTTAATTGATAATAATTTTTATAAATATACTCTAATGGGAATATACCCAGCATCTTAACTGCACCTACGACTCTAGCTTTTTGTTCATCAATATCAAGTTGACGCTTTGCAGCCATGTCAGAAGGCTCGGGTAACTTAATTTTTACTTTATTTGTTACAAAATAAGTAAATCCTCTAATTAAAAGATGTCTTTTTGCTATGGTTTCAAGACCAATTTCAACAGATCTCTGTATTCTTGCTACTACTCTAGCAAATTTAACATCTAATTGAGCTAAGTTAGCTTTTCTTTCTGGGGATTGATCCTTTTCTACGATGTAATCTTTAGGAATCTTCAAAGCGGCGAGTAATTTGTCACGAAAATACTTAACGTCATCTGTTTCACCAAGATTTTCAGCACCTTTTAGTGTTTCTATCTTAGTTCCAGTGCGATTTCCATTAACTGCTACGAAGAAATCCTCATCAGCAGACATTGGATTGTATCTTGCGTTGATATTTCCACTCCCATAATCGTAAAACTTTTCTTTTCTGAACTTTTGCTTCTGTTTCTCAAGAAACATTTCAGCTTTTGATGCTGGTAATTGACCTACATCCAAATAAAATATACGTCTTTCTGGGGCACGGCTTAATCTATAGATCAACATAGCATCTTCCATCAGCTTAAGTGATCTGTAAACTTGTCTAGCGGCTGCTGCAACGCTCTTTCCGTATGGATAATAATAAGGATCAGAAGTATGAAGACGGAAATGTACAATTTGATTTTTATCAAGTGGTATTACTTGACGATTTTTCATTACATCTCCTTGAACACCGAAATTATCCCAGTCTTCTCTTAATGGAATTTCTTGTAAGAAATCTGTAGTGTGACCGTATTCATTTTCTACACGATAAAGATAGTTTGGATTTAGTATCTTTATACGTTGAATACCAGCCTTAATGTTGTTCAAGTCTGGGACTAACTCTATAAAACAATCTCCATACTTCACAACATTACGAACAACGTCCCAAAGAAATCTATCTAAATTAATTGTTTCAAATAATTCTTTTATTTCTTCTTTAGCTAGCTCATCATCAGTAATAATTTGCCACTCAGATCCATCTAAATGAGTTTGTGTGCAATCATCAGCATAAATATCAAACGCTGAACTAATTTCTGGGTAACTATCCATATCTTCAAACTCTTTGTAACGACGTTTTCTGTCGTACTCAGATTGAGTTATGTTAATATGATCATTCTTACGATAAGGGGATACAACACCTCCAAGCATTGTATCTGCCATTAGTACCGTGTCGCCAGCCAGAGGGTGTAGGTTAGTTTTTTGTTGCTGTGGTATTGGAGATAAATTATCTAAAGGCTGATTAAATTTATCTGTTTGATATTGTTGAGCTATAGCTTCTGCGCCTTTAGTGCTAAAGAATTTAGCAAAAAACTTACCAATTTGGCCTATAGGAAACCAAGGCGACCCAAATGCTGGCGTTCCTGTCCCGAACTCTGTGTAACCTTCGTTTATCTTCCTAGTAGCCATGAAATATCTTCCTCGGATATACCATTATATGATGTTTTAACTGGAAATTTTCTAACATCCATTGGTAATGGATTCATCTTTTCCATGTCGTTGACTCTACGTTCAATAGGCGTAGTTCCAATTAAATTATTAAGGCAATGACAAGTTAAAGCTAAAGACATTACTAAATCATCATGACAATTAGTATCTGCAATATATTTATTGCTCTCGTCGATAATAAAAGTTAAAAGTTCATTAATAGTACGCTCTGAATTGAGTTTAATTTTAATAGAGCGTATATTTTCGTCCATATTAACCAATATTTGCCTTCTTAAAGTATCAGTTAACTGTAATCCGACCTCTCTATGGTCATCTAAAAATAAATTTTCGTATTCTTCCACATCTTTTAAGAAATAAATTAAATTATGTCCTATTAAATTTCGTTCTGGTAGTATTTGAGCTAAGTTATAAATCTTACCCTCGGTAGCTAAAATCTTAGCAAAATCATTTAAAGTTGTTCTATTACTATAAAATTCAGCTACTTGTTCGCCGTTGTAAGAATCAATAATATGGAATGCTGAGTAGTCTAAACCTCTACCCAAAGCGCAATCCGCTCCTATAACATACTCATGACTTGGATTGGGATCTTTCCATATCCTCATTCGATTGTTATATTTAGTCCAGTATTGCTTATTAATGTTTTCTTGTAATTGTTTTAATATTTCGCCATCGATAAAAGTATTACCAGTTCCAAGAAATTCACACTCGTATTCTTGAAGCCATTGTTTATGGCTGAGGTTAGATCTGGTAATAGTTTCCCATTGATCCACGTTAATTGGTGGATCTTTCTGAAGCATTTGTTCATATAACCACTCATAACCCTCTTGTCTCCTATATTCTGGGTGATCTTTCCAGTTTATATCAATTGCATTGAACTCACTTTCTCCATTTTTAGCTTCTTCATAAGTCCTTGCAAACCAATTACCTATACCGTTAACTGTAGAGAGAGCTATAACTGATCCGCCCGTTGAAATTACTGGGTAAGCTGCTGCCCAAATTGTATCAATATATTCAATAAAAGCGGCTTCGTCAATAATCAATAAAGAAGCCGATAATGAACGTCCTGATTGTTTGGATGATGGTCTAGATTTAATAACTGATTGATTTGCAAATCTAATATTATGTTTATTAATTTCAACCAGTTTAGGTTTTAACCAAACAGGTAACTCTTCATACATTACTCTAATTCTATCTAAAACCTCAGTTGATTCAGCATCACCTTTAGATAAAATTACAGTTGTAAAATGGTCATTAAATATACAAGAATGTAAGGCGTAAGCCGCAGTTAAAGTGGTACACCCTGCTTGCCTAAACTTTCTAAGAATATTAAATCTATGAGATTTAAACTCAGTTAAAAGTCTTTTTTGGAAAGGGTAAAGATCAAAGTTTACAAGACCTCGTACCGGATGTGTAACTTTTACATAATTACTTGCAAAATGTGATGGATCGTTTTTACATTTCAAAAATTCTTGTTTTATTTTTTGGACATCCATGCTATGATCTCTTTATATGATTCATACATTAATATGTAGTAGAAAGAATAAGCAACCTGAGTCATTAGAAAGA